CCTTTAATGACCGGAGTTGTTAGGGCCATTTCTGGGATAGACAGTGGGCCGCCCCGCTTCAGTCTTTTTCTAAGACTATCATAATTCATTTCTGGGTGACATCGAAAGTCCGCAAGCCATTCTAGTACTGTCTTTTCCTCGTTCCAGCTTGTAATTAGCTCCATTTTATTTCCTCTTTTTTTAAAAAACTCTCGAAAAAATGTCAAAAAATAACAAGTTTTCGTGTATTATATAGTGGAGGGATGACAATACACTTGTCCGCCTCCTACCTTATATTACACGGAAGTCCGTGAAAATTTAACTTTTTTCAGAAAGAATTTACAATGGTAAATAAGATCAGTCCATCAGCCTACGAGTTTAGTAAAAAGAGTGTTGTTAAGGCTGTGGCAACAGAGGTCATTCAAACGACGACCCCGGAAATAGAAAAAGCAATCGCGGAAGAAATTAAAATAGAGGATCCTAGAGATGGAAGAGAAATTGTTGAACTACACAAAGAAGATATCGACGAGCCTGAGCAAGTGGTGTAAGTTTGATATATGGGAAGCTGATGATATTTCACAAGAGATATTCCTGCTTGTAAAAGAGGCGGAATTGATTTATGACGAATCTAAGTGTGAAAATGAATACGCGTTCTATTTTAATTTCGTAAAGAACAGATTGATCAATTTCAAACGTGACAATTATGGGACGAATAGGTTTAAAATGAATATAGCAGACGCCGTAACACTTGAGGGCGATATAATCCAGAATATTGATATGTTTATGGAAAAATACAAATCCCTAATAAATAGTCGTGTCGACGCTTCTATGAGGGCGGATTATCTAAGATATTGTGAGGGCGTTAAAATTTCCCACAAAAGGAAATGGGCCGTTCTTAATCATATCAAGGAAATAATCGAACGGGCAATTAAAAACGAAGAGATATCAGTAAATGACTAAAACTAAAACCAATAGTCTTAGGAAAGGGTCTCTTTCTGACGAAGAGAAGAGAAGTATTGAACAATTAATAAAGTTCGATACTTTTGCTGAAATAGGGAAGAAGTTAAAAAGAGATCCTACTACTATTAGAAAGTTTTGTCAAAGGAACGGTATAACTAAAGACAAAGCTTCTGTAAGTAAGCATATTGAGGAAAAGAAAAAGCGCAGTCCGCATTTCGAAGAACTAGCCAATGTTCTTACCGAAAGAGAGATGGACCTAGCCGTAAGAATTTATACAGAGCTGATGAAACAATTCGGCTCTGATATTTTGCCCTCAGAAGAAATCCAAGTAATTGACTTTTGTGTCATCTCTGCCCTTTTAAATAGGGCCCTAGCTAGAGAAAAGCAAATTTTACAATTAACAGAGCAACAAAGCGCCCTTAGGGCGGATTTAGAAAAGACAAGGGCCTCTATAGATGACGATGAAGACAGGGAAGTATATTATGAAAAGGTCGATGAAATAGATGTAAGGATAGCGGCCCTTTCAGACGAACTGTCAAAAGAGAAGGCAAATCAGCGGGCTTTTATTGATAAGAAGGAAAAGGCCCAAAGGAATATGAACGCTAGTAGAGATCAGCGGGCAAACGAGTTAATTAGGAAAAACGAGAACTGGGCAGACTTTGTCGCCTATCTTAAGAATAATCATAACTTTCGTATAAAGCTAGGATACGAGCTTGAGAAATTCAGGCTTAGTATTAAAGAAGAGTACATAAGACTTTCTCAACTACATGAGTACGCTGACGGAGTAGCAGATTTTCCGGTGCTTAATAGTGAAATAGCTAAACAATATTTAGAAGAGGATACATAATGTCACCGATTGAATTTTGTTATTGGTTGAACGGGTACATTGAAATGAGTGGGGCCGAATCTATCGATAAAGCCCAAATGGATATTTTAAAAGATCATCTAAAATTGGTATTTGAAAAGAAAACTCCGTATTATGCATATGGCGGAGGAATTAGTTTAACATCCTTATCGTACGACCCTGCAAAGGGAGTTGATGAATCGTACATTCCACATACATGTTAGGATTATAATTAATTAAATAGCAATATTATTAGTATAATAAACAGATATATTTACTTTGTCTCATTTGTAATAGAGAGTAAAATGCAAGAGACTATTAAATTTTTAATAACTAATTATGGCACATTAGCACTTATTTCTTCTACCCTTTTGGGGATAATATATTTTTTACGGAAATGGATAACAAATGGTATCAAAAGTATCAAACTTAGTGACAGTTTTCATGAGCATTTTGGGGATTTTCCAGCAAAAAAAATCAAAGAATTACATAACACCATTGCTAGATCCAGTGACACACTTGAGCTTCGACAATCAATATCGGAAAAACATATCGGCATTGGGATTTATATCTGCGAAGCAGAAACAGGAAGATGTTTATGGTCAAACGAATGTTTAAATGAGTTATTCGAAATAGACTCTGTTGACATGAAGGGATATGGTTGGGCCGGTCCAATATGCAATGAAGACTCATCTAGAATTTTAGATGTATGGCGAGCTGCTGTTAAAAACAATAATCCTTATTATGCGACCTATAAAATTAAAGGGAAAATCAGCGGGCGTATAAAAGAAGTCACTACTCATGCGATAGCTGTTACAGATGATAACGGACAGATCTTATGTTATGTTGGATATTTGTATGAAGTAAAGTAAATTATATGACAGGCTTCTTGGTAAAAATTCTAGAATTTATCGGTGGTCAATATGAGCAATATAAATGATATACATGATCACTCAATATCTGTTGAAGATAGAACTATATACATAGGGCAAATAGAAAAAGACGATGACCCTATTGGCTATATGAATTCTACCACATTTATAAAAAATCTGGATTATCTGAATAGTCTAAACAAAACTCCTATTACTGTAAAGCTCATAAACGTTACGGGCGGAGATGTTGGGCATGGGTTAGCGATGTTTGGGGCCATAGCAGCGAGTAAGTCTAAAGTGAATATTCATTGCTATGGCTATACCGCATCTTTTGGCACTATACTACTTCAGTCCGCAGCTACTAACGGAAGATCCATATCTAAGTATGCCGAGTTTATGATTCATTATGGCAGTACTCAGTTGGACTCTGACCTTATTTCAGCGGAGAGTGCCGCCTCGGCCACTAAGCTTTGGCGAAACAATATGTTGAATATTTATGCTAATCGATGTATTAATGGGGAATTTTTCAAAGATAGAAAATACTCCATTAGTAAAGTCAAGGGATACATAAATACAAAACTCAGGAATACCGCCGATTGGTATATGTCTCCAGATGAGGCTTTACACTACGGCTTTGTGGATACTATAATCTAATGGCCCCAAAGAAAAGAAGACGTAAAAGGAAATCTCTGGTAACTCTTAAGATTGAGCGACAAAATAAGCTCAATAAGAGAAAGTACACTAGAAGGTACATTCTTTTAAGAAATAGGATAATGGCCCGAGACAATTACACTTGCCAACTAAAAGAGTGTAAGAATCCGACTGGGGTAAAGTGCCAAGTTCACCATATTGTAAAGTATAGCGCTAATAAAGCTTTACGGTCAAATAAATTCAATCTTGTTACGATATGTAATAAATGTGCTATGGAGCATGTGAATGGTAGAGAAAAAAGATATGAGGCTTATTTCAAAACGGTAGCTCGCCGCAATGAGCGAGAGTATAGCAAAAATAAGAAATCTAAAGAAGAGATTCTTAATAAGCTGAAAGAGCAACAACAACTTCCAGACGGATTTGAGACCTACAAGTATGCTTCGGATGAAGAGATAAACAAGAAGAAGAAAGAAGAATACTTTATTAAGAGGCTTCATAGACTGATCAAGTTTAGAACTCAAAATAAGAATTCTAATTCCTATAAGGCATACGGTGGGCGAGGTATCACAATGTACGCCGAGTGGATTAATAACTATGAAGCGTTTGAAAAGTATATCCACGAAAATCTAGGAGAACGCCCCGATGGGTTTTCTATAGATAGAATAGAGAATGACAGGGGATATGAGCCCGGAAACATAAGATGGGCTAACGCAGAGGTTCAGGGGCAAAATAGAAGAACAACTGTATTAGACGAAGACACAGTGTGTGTTATCTTAATCCTGTACTACAAGTACAAGTTCAAGATATCCAAGATTTTAGATATATTTAATCTGCCTAGCAGAAGCCCGATTAACGGTGTTATAAAAGGAAAAACGTGGACGAATATAACTAAAAAATACGTAAGTATCATAGATAATCAGGAAGTTGTCGACAAGATACTAAAGAAGAAATAATATGGATATCATTAGAGACACGCGAGAATCTGCCTATTACTTTACCTTTAAGTCTTACGGAGAAGTGAGGGTAATAGACAAGAAGTTGGATACAGGGGACTACTCATGCCCGTCATTTGAAAAAATTGTTACGGTCGACAGAAAGCATAGTTCTCAAGAACTGTATCTTAATTTTGGGTCAGACTCCAAAAGGTTCGACAAAGAGCTAGAACGAATGAAAGATATAAAGTTCGCTTACTTTGTATGCTCTTTTCCATTTTCTCGCCTAGACGAGTTCCCCGTTAATTCCGGTATACCTACCAATCGCTGGAAAAACCTTAAGATAAAATCATCGTATCTTCGCAAGAGAATTAAGGATATAGAAGAACAGTATCCTAATATCAAATTTATATTCTGTAGAGACTTCAATGAAGCTGAAGAAGTCACTTATCAAATTCTAAAAGAACATACTAATGGCTAAAAAGAGTGATAATAAGATAATCAATAGCACTTTCCTCAAGAATATGTCAATGGAAGACATTGAGGAAAAGATTAAAAACGAGGCGTATCTTGGCATATTGGCTAACGACGAGACCCTTTTTAATCCACTCACTGATATACCGATGATAGCCCGCGAGCGTTATGATGAGTACCTAGTTTACTTAATGAGTAAGCCCGAGTACTTCTCTTTTATCATAAGTACGCTATTCAATATGAAGTCATTTCCACTTCAGCTCTTAATCCTTAAGGAAATGTACGAACACCGTTTTCCTATTCTTATCGGAGCACGTGGTGTTTCCAAGACCTTTACACTTGGCATGTATGTTTTGATTAAGATGATCAATACACCGGGTATCAAGTGCGTTATTACGGGAGCTGGGTTTAGACAGGCAAAGCTCGTATTTGAGGTAATGGAAAGTATTTGGGCAAAAGCCCCTATGCTTCAGAATTGCTTCAAGGGTGGCAAAAACGGGCCCACCCACGGGACAGACTCGTGGAGCTTTAGGCTTGGTGAGAGTATATGCTATGCGCTGCCAGTAGGGCACGACGGTTCGAAAGTGAGAGGTTACCGCGCGAATTGTCTTATTGCTGACGAGTTTGCTTCTCTTCCACGTAATATTTTTGAAGAAGTTATGTCGGGATTCTTGAGCGTTAGTGCTGATAACATTCAGCAAATGCGCCAGAATGCTTATATTAACACCAAGCACGCTATTGGGCTTAAGGTATTCGAAAGTGATAAAGATAGTGGTATCATACAGAACCAATTGATTCTATCCGGGACAGCCTACTATAAGCATAATCATTTCTATGACTATTTCAAGAAGTGGTCTAATATTATTCTATCCAATGGGGATATACAGAAGGCAAAAGCATTTCTGCCCGAAGGCTCGAATATGGACGACTTTTCTCATAGAGATTATTCTGTCATAAGAATTCCCGTCGAGCTTATTCAGTCTGGGCATATGGATATGACACAGGTCAATCGTATTAAGGCAAGCGTTAATAAAGACGTGTATTTCCGCGAGTTCTCCGCTTGTTTCTCTGACGACTCCGACGGGTTCTTTAAGAGAAGCCTGATAAATTCATGTACCCTATCAAACAATAACGTAATTGTTAAGAGTGGCGAGACCATAAAGTTTAACCCAGCCATCTATGGGCAAACCGATAAAAAGTATGTGTATGGGATCGACCCAGCTTATCAAGGTGACAACTTTGCCATTGTTATTCTTGAAATTCAAGATACTCATAGGCGAGTTGTACATTGTTGGACCACTCAGGCATCAGACCATAAACAACGTCTTAAAGACGGCATTGTAACTGAGAACAATTATTATCTATATTGTGTTCGTAAGATACGAGACCTGATGAAAAGATTTCCGTGCGCTTACATTGCTATGGATAAAGGTGGTGGGGGCGACGCTATCAAAGAAGCTTTCACTGATACCTACAGACTTCTTCCGGGCGAAGAGGCGATATACCCTGTTATAGACCACACAGAGGCCCCACAGGAGACAGATTTCATGCAGGGTGAACATATACTCCACATTATAAAGTTCACGCCAGAATGGATCACACAGGCCAACCACGCGCTCAAGAAAGACATGGAAACTAGGGATATCATTTTCCCGTATCATGACTCGATCTCTTATGCCGAGGCTGAGTTCTACAACCCAATAATGGTTCAGGCCACGGGCGAATCCTCATTGCTTTATGATACTCTCGAAGACTGTATGTCTGAGATAGAAGAGTTGAAGAATGAACTTTCTACCATTACCATCTCAGAGACTACAACTGGTAAAGAGCACTTTGATACCCCAGAGAAGAAAAGTGCTGGGATGAAAAAGGGAAGATTGAAAAAAGATAGATACTCAGCTCTAGTTATGGCAAATTGGATAGCTAGAAATGCGGAAAACCTTATTACAAGAAAGTTAAATACTACTGAAAATCTTATGGAAGCGTATTTTGGAATGCAAAAATCTGAATCCGCCTTCCTCGGCAGTGGGCCGATCGCCCAGAAACTTAATGAATTATATTCATAAAAAGTTAAAAAAACTTCGTATTTTGTGTAATATATAATAGAAGATGATTCATTACCAATTAAGATAAGGTCTAATATGTCTTACAAAAATATAGAAGATGTGCAGCGTGCTTTAGCCGCTTGCTCAGAAGGGGCAGGGGCCTCTAAGGCAGTAGCAGCGGTCACTGTAAGAGATGAGTACACAAAGTCTAATTATGATCGGGCCCGCCCATCAGAACAGATACCAACAGATGACAGAAGTATATTTTTAGCGTCCAATAACGCTTATTACACTGTTGGAATAGTTAGAAATATGGTCGACCTTATGGCGGACTTTTGCGTTAAAGGTATAGATTGGACCCATCCTAATAGAAATATTCAAGCGTTCATGAGACAATGGTTCCGTGAAGTAAACGGATATGATGTCTCAGAGAGATTCTGTAATTATCTGGCCAGAATCGGTAACAATTGTATCTTCACAAATTATATGAAGATACCAGATATGGTGGCGGGCGAGTGGCGTAAGACAAAGGGCGAAGAGTTCCAGAACATTGTTTCGTCTTCTAGGAAAATTCCCTCTAAGTATATTTTTGTAGACATTACAGCTTTATCAGAGCTTTACCCCGAGATCGGTAAGTTCACTACTAAGAGAACTTTTGTACTGTCCTTTGCTAATGGCCTTGTAAATAGTATGAACTATGGGCCGGGTAATAGGAAATATGGCCAATTCGATATAGCTAATGTAATAAAATACATACCAGATGAACTCAGAAAGAAGATAACTGAGAATAATGGAAATATGGTATTTAATAGTGATGAACTTAAGCTTTATCATTATAAAAAGGATGATTGGGATAGCTGGGCAAAACCGCTAATCTACTCTATTCTTGAACCACTAACACTTTTAAAGAAAATGCATCTTGCTGATATGTCCGCCCTAGACGGGGCTATTTCTAACATTCGTTTGTGGAAAGTTGGTTACATAGACCCAGTAAATCCGCTTAACTCTGTTATTCCTACAAAAGCACAGCTTGCTAAGGTTAGAGAAGTAGTGCTCAACAATATCACCGCTGGTACGCTGGACGTGTTCTGGGGCCCAGACCTTGATTTTAAAGAGTCTACCACAGAAGTTCATAAGTTTCTTGGCCCAGAGAAGTATCAGCATGTAATGGCAATGATCTATGACGGGATGGGCATTCCTCCTTCTTTAGCTGGCGGAGGCGGTGGTGGAGACAGTGGGTTCACTAACAACTTCATTTCTATGAAGGTTTTGATAGAGAAACTTAACTATCTTAGAAATAAGCTAACTGAGTTCTGGACGAAAGAAGCCAAGCAAGTACAAAAGGCTATGGGTTTTTCTTCGCCCGCCCAGTTGGTTTTTGACGACGCTATTCTTTCCGATGAGGCCCAATACAAGAAGTTGCTCTTAGATCTTTATGATAGAGATATCATTAGTCTTGAGGGTGTTAGAGAAGAATTTAATCTTATTGACCCTGTAGAAGGCTCTCGTATTATGCGAGAGTACAAACGCAGAAATAAGGGTAGAATACCAGAGAAATCAAGCCCTTACCATAAACCAATGTGGAAGGTTGATCTTGAGTCAGAAATGATTAAGACTGGTGTTATGGATCCGACTATTTTGGGAGTAGAAGTTGACCAGAAAGATATTCTCAAGGCCCAAATGGCACCACGAGACGGCGGTCGCCCATCTGGAGCAAAAGACCAAACCAAGAGAAAACCTAAGGTAGTTCGTCCAAGAGCCACAGCGGAGAGTGTTATAGAAACACAGGTATGGGCGAAGGAATCTTTAGATAAGATTTCTGATATAATCACCCCTAACTATGTGACGGCCCTAGAAAAATCTTACGCTAGAGATTTAACTAATGTAGAGGTTGATGATTTGGAGAATATTAAATTAGCAGTACTGGGGGCCCACAGCCCATTTTCTGATATCACAGAAGATAGTATTAAGTCTGCGTGCGCTAATTTGATAGATTCATCAGAGCTTAAGGTTGTAAGAGACGCTATTTTGCAGCGTTTTAATGAGAAATTCAAAAGAAAGCCAACAATAGAAGACAGAAGAATTGCGGCAGCTGCAGCGTTTTCTTTAGTAAACTCATAAAATTTTTCTGAAAAAAGTAAACATTTTTAGGAAATATGTGTAATATATAGTGAAAGAGGTTCTATGAATATATACGAACAAGAAATAAAAGACGGATTGGCTGATCGAATCGCCCAAAATACGTCTGTAGCATTTCAATGTTTGGTATCAAAACTAGACCCTGTTGTAGATAAAGAGAGCATCAAAAAGAGTATTGCTGGCTTTATTGAAGATGGTAGAAATTTCGATCTATACCGTTTTAGTGCAATATTAGCCAGTATCGGTTCTAATAAGAATGACGATTGGTTTTTGCCCGAAGAGATATGGGCCGCAAGGCTTACTCCTGTTTATAAGCAAGTAAATTACGGGCATAATGAACAAGATATCGTTGGTGTTATTACCGGCACGTCTGTTATAGATGACAATGCAAATCCTATAACCAATGAACTAGAGATATCTAATATAAGGGATATCGTAAGTCATGCGGTTATATGGTCTTATTGGGAAGATGATTCCCTAAAAGATAGATTTGCTAAAATTGTTCAAGATATTGAGGACGAAAAATTATTTGTTTCTATGGAGTCTTTGTTTAAAAACTTTGACTACATGCTTATAAAAGACGGTAAAATGTCTATAGTTAAGCGAAACAAAGAGACATCGTTTTTAACTAAATACCTAAGAATATATAACCCTCAGGCCACAGGTGAATACAATGGTTATAGAATTTATAGGGTATTAAGAGATTTCACCTTTAGTGGCAAGGCGTTAGTAGAAAATCCTGCTAATGCAAGAAGTATTATTAGCGAAAACCTTCACTCTTTACCAGAGTGCGAGGAAGAGCTTGTAGAAATATCGCTTGCAAGGTCAATTAGTGATCTTTGTGAGTATGTAGACAAAAATTTAACTAAGACACTTGCGGAGAGCATAATGGACCCAAATGAAACTGTGATCAATACACTGAAGGCAGAGCTTGTTCAAGCTAAGGCTGAACTTGAGAATTACAAACAGGCAGAAGCGGAAAAGACTTCCGCCGAAATCGCTGAGCTTAAGTCTTCTAACGAATCTCTTCAGAAGCAGGTTGCCGAGTTGACGCAACTCGCTCAGGCCGCTAAAGAAGACCTGAAGAAAGCTGAGTGCGAAAAAGAAGAAGATATGAAAGTTATGAAAGATGAGTGCGAAGTGAAGGTCGCTGAAGCGAATGCTAAGCTCGCCCAAATCGAAGCAGAAAAAACTATTGCTTGCCGTGTGGCTAAACTCACTGCTGTGAATGTTGAGTCGGCTAAGGCACAAGAAATCATCAAAACTTGGGCATCCGTTGATGATGTTCAGTTTGATAAGTTGGTAGAAATTTATTCTGCTAAACCAGTCGAAACACCATCAGGTGATTTCGTTGATGGCATTACTCAGGGTAAATCTACTGCGTCAGTTGTTAATCCAAACGCAGATAACTCTGTAGAAAAGGCAGTCGCTAAAGAAAAGGCACTCGCCGAAAAGATTGCTGCACAATTTAATTTTACAAAAAAAACAAAGGGGAGTAAGTAATTATGGCTATGAAGCGACACCTAGTTCAGGCTGAAAATGGCGTTAGAATGGGCTCTTATGCTACGACTGTAATGGATCGTGGTGGGATGGCATTTTATGCTACTGGCGCATGGCTTCCAGAGATGGATGCATCTGCTAACATTGTAAGTTATCCAGCGACTGTTTCTGGCAGAGTTCCTGCTGGTATTCTGTTGCATACTACTGAAGATTATGATACTACTCGTGTTCCAAAGAACGAGCAGAATCAAGATATTGTTCCACTCAACTCACCAGTCGCTCTTTTGATCGACGGGGAAGTTGTTACAAATAAAATCGATCCGGCTCGATTGTCAAGCATTGTTCCGGGCAAAGCTTACGTTACTAATTCAGGTTTGTTCACGGACTCTGTGCCTAGTTCTGGCGGGAGTGTTGATGTCGATGGCGCTAAATTCCTTTCAGGTCCATCTGTTGACGGTTACGTAAAAGTAGCTGTTAAGATGGCTTAATATTTAAAAGTAACGGAGAATTAATTAATATGTTCGAAAATGTAAATGACGTCGAGTTGAATGAAGTACTAAAGGCTACTGCTTCTGCAGATAGCTTTACTCGTAGCAAGGCTTTGACCCAGCTTTTGACGGCTGTTCAGACCCCTGTTCGCGAAGGTATTTTTGACGGTGATACCACTGCTGGTATTTTCAATACGGAAGTTTTGCCTCCCGGCACTTCTGCTGAATATCCAGTTGACTTTGTCTCTCCCGGTAGCGAAGGCGAATTTCGCGCGTTCACTAATCCCGGCAAAGGCAAGCCTCCTGCGCTCGTCGTTTCTGGTGATAAGTTGGTTCTTGCTTCAACGAAGGATATCTTCCGCGTTGAGTATGACCTGAGCTACGCCCGAAATGCCCGTTGGAACGTTATTGCTCGTTTGACAGAAGCCTTCATGGCTGGCTTTGTTAAGAAGCACAATGATGACTGCTGGCACACTATTCTGTTTGCTATCGCTGATAGAGATGTAACCGTGTTTGATATTGCGGCTGCCCAGTCACAGTTCACACGTCAGTTGTTCTCTAACTTGCGATGCTCTATGGCACGAAACAGTGGCGGTAACGCTATGTCTGTTAAGAGAGGCCGAGCAACTGATGTATTCGTTAGCTGTGAAGGCGTCGAAAGCATCTTGTCTTGGAATCTTGATCAGGTACCAGACAGCGTAAGAGCTAGCATGTACAGCATGGCTGGTGGTGACAACATGGTAATGAATATCCTTGGTACTAATGTACACCAGATGTACGAACTTGGTGATGGCCAAGAGTATCAGGATTACTATTTGACGGCTGCAGTTGGTGGGGCATTGACTCCATCTGGTGGTGGTCATAGTGCCGCTGACCTTGAACTCGGTATTGTCCTTGACTTGACGAATCGCGATTCGTTTGTTATGGCAATTAACCAACCATTTGAAATGTTTGAAGACCCAACTCTTCATCCACAGCAAAAGGGCGGGTTCTACGGATGGCGTGAGAAGTCAATCGGTGTTCTCGATAGCCGAAGACTTTGTGCAATTACTTGGTAATTTAATCGATAGTTAGTAGCGCGTGTGGGATTATGGCCCGAGTGACCCTCGGGCCATTTTTTCTGATTCATCAGGGTAATTTATGTTCAGTATTGAAGATTTAAAAGGAAAGATTTTGATAAGTAGAAGTAAAAGCGATTTATGTAGAAAATTAGGGATATCAATCAGTACAAGAAATTTTTCAAAAATAACTAAGTTTATTAACGAAAATGACGTCGATATATCTCATTTTAAATTAGGCAAAGAATCAAAATACAAGGAATTGGCTAAAGCGTGTCCCGTTTGTCATAAAGAGTTTTTGGTAAAAAACGGTGAGAGGCGAGAGAAAAGAGTATGTTCTAAAGGATGCTCAAACAGTTATTTTAGATCTGGCAAGAACGGTATACCATATACTCCCGGACTAAAAAGATACAATTCCAAATATAGAACATTGTGTTTTTCAGTTTATCCAGTTAAGTGCGCATTATGTGACTTCGATAAAATAGTTGAAGTTCACCATATAGACGAAAATCACAATAATAACGATATTGATAATTTGATTCCATTGTGCCCGAATCATCACAAGATGACGATCACATTAAAATACAAAAAAGAAATATACGAACAGATAAAAGAGTTCAAAG